CAATGCGGTACAGATAATAGCTTGGAATCCGATATTGTCAGGCTGGAATAAATGTGAGGCAGAATCGTTAGCAAAGTTTCCATGATACTTGGAATACCAAATCCGAGCAGTAATTGTTTCATCAACCTGGCAGTTAAAAAGTAAGGAATTCCCCTGACGAGTATAAAATGTTGGCTTGCCAGGTGTATTACCTGAATAGCTTATATACCTAAATCGATCATGAAACTCACGGATCGGAAGGTATTTAATTCTGGAATTTTCTCCTGTCGCAGCCTTAATCCACTCAAACATCCTAATTTCTTTAAAGCTGGTCATAGAGAAATCACCCTCTGCCACAGTGTATTCATCTGCAGTAATGTCATGAGTAGCAGGCTCAGAGACATTTAGGTATGAGAAATTATTCCTGGCGCTTACCAGTTCTGCTGAAATGTCGATTAGGTTGTCTACTGCAGCATCATGGTCGCTTGCCTCTAACGCAGGAACGTACTCCTTAAGCTGTGCTATGATATCCGTTCTTGTTTTGTTTGCCATAACTGTCTCCTATTACCTAGCATCTGGCCTGTAATAAAACAATCGTGCGTTTGGACCACGGTCAATACCCAATGATCGATCCCTAAACTCAAGCATCCTGGCCTTTTTTCTCATAGCAAGCTTTTTCTTTTCGTGACGCTCTTGATTAGCAATGCGTTTTGCCAGCCGCTTTGTATGTGCTTCATCGTCCATGACTTTTTCCGCAGCCTCAGCTACAACATCTGTTTCACTAGGTGTTTTTAAATTAGACACGAGACTTCCAGGAACTTTTTCTCGTGCCTTAGCTTTTCTTTTTCGACCCATTGCTTGACCTCCATTTATGGTATATCTCTTCCATAGTGTCTAGTAAGTGCCCGGCCCCAGGTGTGTCAACGCATTTTGGCCACCCAAGATCATCAACCTCACACCAGTTCTGCCATATAGATTTATATTTGTGTAAGTAATAACATGGGCTGCAATGACAGTGCGATTGCATGGAATAGTCATTATGCCAATGTCGTGTAAGATTATGTTTCCCGGAATGTGTCAAGAAGCAGATCTTGGGAGTCTTGAAACACCCGGCTGCGTTGAGTAATCCTGTTTCTGGTCCAAGAACCAGATTGACATATTTAGATAAACAGGCAGAGAAACGAAACGGTTGCTCTGTACGAGATAAATCATATGCTCTCTCATGTTGAAAAGTCAAGATCTTGCCTTCATATCCACCAGAAGAAATTAGGATGCTATTCGGATGTCTTTTTAAGAACTCCCGAGCTACTTTCTCATACCATCTATAGACCTTGTGAATACTAGACCCGGATAATGCCCACATAAAGATAAAGTTTTTCTTATAATCCAGCCTTTTGAGAAAGTACTTAACCTTCTTAACCTCTTTTTTGGAAAAAAACATTTGCCCAAGAACACGACCTTCTGGCTCATACCCTGCCTTTATGACTTGGTTTTCGTACCAGTTGAACGGTGCGTTTCTCCATCTTCTCCACCCAAGACTCTTGTAATACTCCGGCTGAGGATAGCAAAAAAGGTGTTTATTTTCCATAGTGCTCGTGAGATTAACCACCTTGTCATATCCTTCGCCAATAGTTTCAAAATGTTCATGAAGCTTGCCTTGCTCTACAGATCCTCTTTCGTGTTTTACAAAAGAAGATATATGAGGGTTATTTTGACATACATCTAAAACCCTGCCACTGCCACGTAGAGTAATATCGTATCCGTCCCGTTTAAGGTACGGAAAACACGCTGTAGCAATGATCCCGTCACCAAGTGCGCCATATCGAATGACTAACGCACGTTTTTTCTTTTTCTTCATACACACCTCACGATCTGACCGTCCTTGACCACATTTTTATCTCGTGATGGTCTAACAATCTTTCGTGGTGTGATGTTTAAATCTTCGCCTATTTTCTTAACAGTCTCTTCAAACTTTAGGTCCAGATCCTCGTATTTTATATAATGAATGCGATCAGAGAAGCTTGAATTCAACCAGCCAATGACATGGCTTTTATGTTTCTCGGCCATACTTGGGTATTGCTGACATTGATACCTCAGCATACCACCTATTGGCATTGCTTCTGCGAACTTTTCCCATGTTTCAGTCCTCGGGCCTTCAACCCATGGCAAACCCTTTATATGCCGATGATAGCTCTTAAGCACTGGCTCACCGTCTCGTGCTATATAAAACACTTCGAAATGCTCAAGGATCTTATGCATCACACTTTCCATGAACCAAATCTCATGGTGTGATTTAAGCATTGTTTGCCCGTCATAGGAACCGTCCAGTTTACACAGTACCCATAGAAAATTTTCTGGAGCATATAGATTGTACCCAAGAGGCTCCACGTTGGCATGTTTGTTGATATATCCAAAGTTAAGGGCCAGGGTGTTCATAAGAAAATGTGTCCCGGATCTCGGGAATGAAACAACTAAAGCCTTTTTAGCTTTCTTCATTATACTTCCTTTCTATTCGTAGGCTACACATACACGACAAGCAGTCTTGGCCAAGGCACCAGGACCCTCAGTTATTGATTTAATATGAGCCTCACGGAGCTTGACGAACTTCTCGGAATTCCACTGAGACATAAAGTTCGTACCATCTAACTTTCCCATATCAAAACGTGCATCAGATCCAAAACAGCAAGCAGACAGGCCACCATCTACACGGACATGGCCTTCTGTAAACACAGCCCAACATGGAAGTGGAGGACGGTTTGCTTTGCCGGTTTCAGAATCGATCCTCCCGGTGTTTCCATGGGTGGCATTGCCAATATCTTCTGTTTTGCTCTTTGCCATACCCATTTGGTACATAGGAAGGAAGTAGTGTTTATCTACAAAAGGAAGAATCTCTGTATCCAGGAAGTCTGTACTGACCCCGGAAATCCCTTTGTCTAAGATCGAACTAGCAGATAGAATTGTTTTATATCCATATTTGTTCCTTGTCTCATACGCATGTTTAATGTTTCTCATTGCGATCCCAAACCACTTAGGACCTACACCAGCAATTTCAGCAAGCTGTTCTGGAGAGAAGAAATTTACAGACCATTTGAGCGAATCCAGCCCGGCATCCATGAGCTTTCTAACCGCCTCATGATGAGCCATAGTAGCGTTAGCTGTTAAAAACACCCATTCAAAATCAAGTTCCTGCTTGCACCACTTACAGGCTTCAACTAGCAATGTCGGAGCCATAAAGGATTCACCGATGTAAAACAGTCCAATTTCGTCAACTCCAGACTTCTTCATGTCAGTAGTAATTGCCTTGAAGAAATCCAGGGACATATCGTCATTGATCGTTGGTTGCTTTTTTCTCGTGCGAAGAGAACAATACTTGCACCGTAGATTACATCGTGCAGTAAGTTCGATCTTAACGCTCTTTGGAGCAGGCTGTACACCACCGGCCATAAGCCGACGTTGGCTAATATTTGTAACACTATCAATCTTATCCAGGATGTTCATGTTATATCCTTTCCGGTGAAGCGTGAAGGCTTGCACCATACTGGCCAAGTCTGCATTTCTCGTTGATCTCTTCTTCCGTGGCACAGCATCTAGGTTCTTTTTCTTGTGGGCAATCCATGCAAGTAATTCCGTTACGAACAACCTTGGGAACATTGTCCCATTCTTTACAATGAGTCACTTCGTCTTTTTCCATGACATATGCCTCTATAAAGTGAATGTCGCAAGGCTTATCAACAGATACGTTAAGCGGCATTGGTCTCATCACTTTTCCTTTCAAGAGATTTATTTTGCACGATACATTTGAATCTAACATCATTACCAGAAACTTTTAAGACATAGAACCTCTTCTTGAGCTTAGGTAACCAATAATGAACATCTTTAACAATCTTGTGGGTATTCTGGCCATCAGAGAATGATTTTTGAGCAGGCTTTGTAGCAATTACAAAAAAACCTAGTTTCCTTACTACACGTTGGAGGTCATCCAGGACATTTTCCAGACACTCCGGCTCAATGTGCTCCAAGACGTCAGTGCAAGCAACTAGGTCGGCAGGCTCAGGTGCATCACTAAGCTCGTCAACACATGGATCGTAGTCTACCCATGACATCCCGGTAATTGGAGGCATTGCGTTGTGAAGAGTTTGCCTGCCACAACCATAATCAAGGACACTGACTGATCCGTGTTCCTTAATCAAATTTCCAGCCATAACTGATATGGTCCCTGCATGTTCATAGCCTGACGTTCCGTAACTTGCCTTTGGATCATCTTCTCCAAAACCTTTTCGGGGTTTCTTGAGCAGTGCTTCACGATTTATGCTTCGATGATAGTCGGTAATTAACAAATCGTGCTTTGGCTTATTCTGCTCATCATCTACCTCATCAATAGCCTTGGTTAGTGAATCTCCATGGATAATAAACTTCATCCATGCATATTGGTGTTTCCAGGTTAGAAATTGCCTGGCCTGTGAAGCAAAAACAGGGGAGCTAAAGAACGTCCGTCCATCGTCTGTTTGACACTCAATGACATTTTCAATTCTTGGCTTATCATATGAGTAATAGATTGGCCGTCCTTCGTCATCATAATTAAAATAACACGAATCAAATCCGTAAAACTCGACTGTAAGATACCCCATGATATTCCCAAGCGACATTGCTCGCAGACCAGCCATGGAGCCTCCGAAGAGATAAGTAATGTCTTGGTTTGGGAAAAGAACTTCTACTATATCGGTATCTTTCGGTTTGCCCATGCCACTAAGAGCAAATACTCTGGTAACATCATATCCCTCAAGCGCCTTAAAAACTCCAGGATCACATGTAGCACTTATGAGATATTTAACATCCTTATGTGGGTTTTGCACATCATCAATCTTAGATGGTTTTGGATCGATGATAAACTGATAGTCCGGGATGATGCCCTCAGAGATCAACCAATCATGGGTTTTATTGGAACAAAAAATTCTGTATCGATCATCCTGACTCTTTTTACGAATCTCCTCCAGATGATCTTTTGCTGTTGGACCTCCGCAGACCATAACCATGATTTTATCATGCTCTTTTTGTTGCTCTAAGTTTGGGAGGTCAAGGAGGCAATTGCTCCTTACATTCTCGATATATGTTTCCATCGGAATTGGCATACCGTCTCTTACTGTTGTAGGTGGTTTACACCAGTTTTCTTGAATGCCAGTAGTCATAATTGCTCACTTTCCGGGAGAGGAGGGGCCGAAACCCCTCCCGTCCCTATTGTGGTTTACGGAATGAATCTGTACTCGTATGTTACGTCAAATTTGCCCTTTTCAGTGCCACCCATCTCCAGAGAGATAAAGTTGCCAACACTGTTAAGAGTACCATCTGCCGGGATTGTGATAACTGCAGCAGACAGATCATCTCCAAGTGCCGAAAACGAGCTAACGGTCCTGGCAACCAAAGTGGTCGCACCACCACGCATAACACGCAGGGTCCAAGTCGTAGCCGCAGAAGGCAAGGATTGACACGATACGATTACATGTGTCACAAGCGCCTTGTTCCGTGTACGGAAGTGAGCGAAATCAGTAGCAGACGCTTGAGCAGCAGTAACTTTGTTCAATGTTTCTTGCCGTTTGATCGTAAAATGTGGATGATCATACGGATCTGGTTTGATTACATCAGCCATTTCGTCTCACCTCCTCTATACGTTGGAATCAAATTTAACGATGTTATTGTCAGGATCACCTTCCCAAAAGATCTTGTAGCCGGATATCATGTACCAGGCCAAACCACGAGATCTCTGGTAATCAGTAACCTCTTTGGGTATAATCTCAGGGGCAATCGCAAGGCCCTCAAGAACCGGACCACCGTTACCACCAAAGATATATGCCTCACCATAGGCACTGCCTTTACCCATAGCATTGCTCAAACCGTGGTTGGTCTTCACAAACCGGGTATCATAGTACCTTCCAAACTCACCAGACGCAGGGTATTTGGTGTAGTAGAGGATTGCCTCCACATCATCATAGATCCCACGCTTGGCATCCATCGAGCAAATGGCCATGTAGTTGTCGCCGTCCCACGGAGGACACTTCAAAGTCTGATACAGATGATCGACAATCTGTTTCACATGAAAGCGATTCAACTGGCCAGTGTTCGTGGCAGTGGCAGTACCATCGGTAGTAATCGTACCGGCAGTGGTGTCAGCCACAGCAACGTACCTGATCTTGGTTTTGTTAAACTCAGCCTCACAAGCAGTATCAATTGCCTTGGCATAATCATTCTTTAAGGCAGTGACAACTGGCTGGCGAACACCAATCTGAGCCAGGGATTCGTACTTCCTGGTGAAAGGAATCGAATTACCCCATTCATAAAGGGTTGCCGTAGACTGATAGAATCTGTGGCTCCGAGCCGGAATGGTGCTCGTTTCCGTCAGAGTTCCACCCTGTGTGTCGATGTTCCCGTACTTATCATAGAGGAAGGTCTCACCGGCATTTTTGCCCCACTGCTCTTTCATCTCAACAAACTGATGAAATTTCATGTCAGGCTGTGCCTGAGCCGTAACCTCTTTAGTAAGCAAAGGAGAATATGTGTTCCCACCTTGGGTACTAACACCCCATAGCTGTCCCATTTTAGATCACACTCCTTTTATAACTTGGAGTTTTTGATTTTATCCAAGTTAGATCTGTGACCTGCAACCAATTCCTTACCGTTATAAGTGGTTTCGTCTTCGTCACCACCCTTTTCCTTGACCTTTGAATCGCCATCTGGCAAAGAGGCATCATCAACACGTTTGCGCTTTTCAGATGCTTTCTTCTCGCCTTCACCACGAAACTTCTGGATCGTTTTTTTCACATTCTTCCCGGCCTCATTGATCAAGGTGGAAAATGTTGAAGTAACTGCTCCGTGTGATTGCGCTTCTTTTGCTGCCAGTTCCGTGACTTCAACATCAAGGAGTTTTTGCATGTCCTTGTCCTTGAACTCCGGGTTAGCGTCAGCGAAATCTTTCTTGGTCGTTTCGTAGTTATAGCGATTGATCACATCATTAAATTGCTCAACAGTAACGTGCTTCTGGCCTTCGTTACCTTTGTCATTGGGAGTGTCCATCTTGTTGTCTCCTTCCGGTGTCCCATCTATTTTGTTGTTGTCTCCATGCACTTTGGCGATAATTTGATCAAGCTCAGAGAAATTGATTCCAGCGTCTTCGTATTTTTTCCTAAACGCTGTCAGTTTTTCATTGGCCGCAGCCTCGGCCCTTTCTCTTGCCTTTTTCTCATTTTGCGCCCAACGTACAGCGTCACCATGCCGCTTTTTCCAATCGGTATCCTTAGAATCGTCCTGAGTTCCGTCATCTTTACCGGAAGTATCAGTGTCGTCATCATCAGTGCGATCTGGAACGGTTGTGGAGTCATCAGACTTATCGTCTTTCTTGTCATCCTCAACCTTGTCATCTTTGTCCGTAAGAGTTGGTGACAATTCATTGTTAACGCCGGTTTCCTTTGCCAATAACTGATCTGGTTTCAGGGTCGGAGTTATATCTTCATTAACGTCACCGTCTTTCGGCGCTTTCAAGCCGTCCATGTGTTACTCCTTTCTAGGTGCGAGGAAGTAGTTCCCCGGTATCCTATGTTAGTTTTTCTTGTGGTACCTCAGAATCATTTTCCTGGACACCACATTTTTCTAAATTTTGCAAAGTAGACATTAACGTTGCCAACGTTTTCTGGCCCTCAAGATACATACTACGTTTATACGGATCGTATGTGCTAAAAGCCAGGATGTCCAAGTTCTCATACATTTTCTGAAACTCTGGAATAAAAACCTTGTTCCACCAATCTCCTTTCACCACCTCCTTTTGTAATGCTGACTTATGACCTCTACTTATTGGATCGTGCTTTATTGGCTGTAGCATTTTTTAATACTTCCTTTCCGGCATCAAGCCTGCGATCTTTGTCCTTTTCGATAGAGTCCTTAACGCCTTCCGCTACCTTAAGGGTACGGTCTTTGTCGTTCTCCCTGGCGTCATGATCTGTACGCATTTTGACTTCCTGGAGCTTACCATCAATCTTTATGCGCTCTTTCTGCAGTTCACCCATAAACTGTGCAATTAACATCATACGTTCTTGTTCGGCTGCTTCCTGACGCCCCTTGCGGATCTGAGCCACTTCATCTTCGGTTCTTACTTGCACATCGTCAAAGGCGAAGGCTTCAAACGTGCTCTTGGCCAATTGCTGATATGGGATATAGTCCTGCGCCTCTTCCGGGAAAGCGTTAAGCATCTTAACCATAGATCCGATCTTTTCTATCTTTTCCATACGATCAAAGAAGATTGAGATCCCACGAGCGATAAAGTCCTGGTCAGTAATAATCATTGCTTGTCGCTCTTCATCGTTCATGGAGTCTAATTCAAACCCTTCTTCCTCAAACACCTCAGACAGCTTGGCATTGCCATTAAAGTCACTGAGGAACTGAATCATGAGGTCCCTGGCCATATCCAAATTGTCCACCATAAAACAATTCTCAATGTCCTTAGCTATACTCTGAAAGTCTGACATTCCGCTTGCTCTACGGCCCTTATACGCCGTTGCAGTCTCATCAGTTGAACCGAGAGTCTCCACATGTGAGTCAACACCATGGTCGGACTCGTGGAACAACATGAGTTCTTTGAGCATGGGCATCGCAGAGTCAGGGTCAAATCCGAGTTCATGATACTTGAAAGCGTCTCCCTGGTACCCCGACCTACGTCGAAAGAACTTACCAGGATACAACTCCATAAGATCTGATTTACCGTCATCCTCAATAGCAAGTTCATCTACTTCCCTTATTCCTGCCATACGCCACAGGAGGTTATCCATCTGTAGGTTTCCAAAGGAAACCACAGCGTCTTCAATGCCTCTAACGTCCTCCGTAAGCCCCTTGCCAACATGCCGAAACAGTACTTTAAGTGGGCTGGCCCATACATACGGAGGCTTTTCGTGCCAAAACGGATTGTCTGTAGGATCAAGGATAAGCCACTTTTCATTAGCGACAATAAAGCGGCAACGCTTCTTAACAACTTCGTCTTTGTCATTGATCAACGGCCCCCAAAAGTGAGAAAGTTTTACGTCCTTTCTATATTTATTATCATGCTTGATGATCCCAAGGCGCATGAGCCTTTTCTCTTCTTCGTCATCAACCTTTTCGTCACCCGAGTAATCACCGGCAACCAT